ATTCCCATTCGGTTGTATTTTAGTGAGTCTTTGTATGGGGGAGGAGAAGAACATTTTCTTGAAATTGAGGATAATTTAGGAGAATACCCTCTGTATTTTTATGCACAACTTGACATATTCAATGAACCAAGAAAAAATCAATATTCTTCAAGAGAGCGTCAAGAAATCATTGATGCGGCGAAAAAGTTTAGCAAAATGTCGGGCAAGCAAATTCTAGATGAGATTTTGAGGATGTGAATGTGATAAAATGTCTAATTGGAGAGCCGAGTTAGCACGAGATGGCGTTACAGCCAAGCAAAAGAGGCACATTTTTGATATTTTGAAGAACAGTTCGGAGATTTCCTTCTCCGGAATCAAAAGCGCCCTTACAAATCGTGGTGTAAAGCGCATAAATTCTCCAAATTTGCGAAAATATTTGGAAAAAGACACAAAAATTAGGAAAATGACGACTGCGAACGGCTCAGTTTCTTACAAATTAGAGGAGTGAGCGTAAAATGTGGTTTGACATCCTAAAATCGGTCGAATTAATGACCGAAAGTAGTGTTTTGAGCCGCATGAAGGGCGCACAATCGGCTGTTGAGAAGGGCTATCCTTCAATTATTACGCCACTAACGCTTGTTGTCAAGAAAGAAGGCGAAAAATTGGTTGCTTACACTTCATTTAGCGATTTGGGAGACTTTTTCTTTGTTGGGAATGCGTATACTGCTCCTGATGAGCAAGGAAAGGGCTACTATTCGCAAGTCATTGGCTCTAGAAGGGAATACACAAAGGGCAAGCCCAGAGTTACGTTGCTAAATCCGAAAAATAAACGGGCTATTGCGGCTACGAGAGTCATTATTAGGCGAGAAGGCGGCAAGGAAATACAATCTTACGATGATGTTAGTGATTTTATGAAAAAGGAAGACTACGATGCGATGTTTTCTACGGGGTTGGTTGGTTTTAGGTATCCGGTTTTGTGAGGTGAACGAATGGCATACAAGGATATGGACGAAAGAACAAGAAGAAAATTTCTGCGTAATTTGGGGCAGAAATTAATGCCTCAACAGGCTCCTATACAAGAGGAGAAGCCTACAGAAATTGTTGGTGATGAGGATAGTTTGAAGGATTTTTGCTGTCAAAAGGCCGCTAGTGAGTTAGAAGCACTCCTCCAAGATGTTGTGGAAAGATACCGTAGAGAAGGTAAGAGAGAGAAAGAGCAAAAATTTCAAAGTTTTTTGGACAACATAGAGGGTAGAAATTGTGAAGAAATTAAAAGTGCTCTAAGGTTTATGGCAAAAATTGGGAAGGTTGCTCCAAAAGGTCAAAAAATAAACCCGGAAGTTGAAAGAGCGAGAGAAATACTTGATGATTTAGAGCGTTGTCAAGGTATGAAAAAGTCTTGGTTTAAGGTATTGAAGGAGAGGACTTGATATGTGGAAAGACATTTTGAAGGCCCCGCCTTTTGATGCGGTTCGTTATGAGAAACGAGTTTCTACCCCACGCCAAATGACCTTTCCAAGTTTCTTTTCGCAGGTTCTTGATACATACATAGAGAATGCAATAAGAAGTAAGAGGGTTCGTAATCCTTCTAAATCAAAAAAGCGAAAATACACCGTGTATTTTAGTAGCGATGATGTAAAGAAATATCGGAAATACCTTGACAAAATGGTAGGCGAAAGCACACCAACTGGTCGTATGGTTCCCACGGGTTATGGTAAAAGAGAGGCTGAATACACTCGTGATTTTACCGATAAAATAAAACAAAAAATGCTACAAGAATACAACATGGATTCTATACGGCTAATAAGATACAGACCCCTCTTCGGTGAATTTAACTTTGAATTCACTCTTACAGACGAAGGCAACGCTGGAAACATGGAAAAGGTAGCGGGTCCGGTAACTACTTCAAGTCCGGCACATTCACATCTGTTTAGACCTACCTTTGGTGGAAAGCGGAAGCGCAAGAAAAAGAAAGACGAGGATGAGTGACATGGTGGAGAAGGTAAAGAAGGTCACTGCAAAGGTTGGAGACGCTACTCTTCAACGAAGAGGAACCATCAGTTTTCCAGAGAAGTATAAGAAGTGGCAACAGCAGTGTAGAAATTTGGGTCCTGAAAAAGTTGGAGGAAAAGTGAACCTACTAACATGGTTGAAGAGACATGGAAAGCCTTCTAAGAAACCTTCTAGAAGAGGTTCACCAAACACTGGTCTTTCGGGTATGAGTGTCACCATTGGTGTTATTGACGATGTAATCAATAAGCGTTCAAATGGCATTTATTATGAGGAAGATATTGCTGACTTTGAGGATATTTTAGATGATTTGGAGGAGTACGATAACGGAGGGGACCTTGACCCAGCCATGATTCCATTTACGACTTACCCCACGAGAGGCGGGAAAGTTATCCCCGATGCAGAACCTAAAACGGTTTACGGACATTACATTGACGAATATTTTGAAGCAAAAGGTTGGGGAGGAAAAGGAAGTCCGAGTGCCAGTGCCGCTAAAGAGTGGCTTAGTGAAACAGCCGGTAAAGCAAATCCCCCTATCAAGCAAGCCATTTTCGGAGGTCCTTTGTTTGGTGCTGGAATTAATTTGAAGGACATTGTAGAAACGGCGATTAAAGAAATTGAAAACATTGGATATATTCTTGAGGTTAAGACTGGACGCTCTCCTGTTGCGCTTGTCAATGTTCCGTCTTTTAGAAGAAAGTTAGGTAGCGCCATTAATTCTTCTTTGGTGGACGGGAACATTAGCGTTAGTCAAGTCCAAAGTAAGATGAACAATGTTCCGTTCAAAATTGAGGGGGATAAAGAGAAAGATTTCGTGGCGGCATATTCCAAGACGAAGGGTATCGCTGGGGAGTTTGAATCCTTTGAAGTAAACATGAGTCCGGCCAATACGAAGAAACTTATTGAGACTTACATGGCGACTTCTACAAAAGTAAAAGAGCGAGACATTGTGAAGTCTTGGGTTGATATTGTGAGGGTTTGATATGAAGAAATGGTGGAATTTACTGAAAAAGAAAACAAAGACTTGTCCTGTTTGTGGGACTGAAAACGCTAAGAGTGCGAAGATTTGTAAAAACTGCGGTGCTAATATTGCGAATGTGAAGTGACAGAATGAAGTGGGAAGACATTTTGAAGATTAGCGCAGGGGAGAGAAGCGATGCCGAAAGGTTCGCTGACCCCAAAGATTTGAGCATGGATGATTCGAGAATGAGGCAGGCTATTTTGGGCTATAGAAAGAGATTAAATTTTTTGATGAATAGACCAAAGAAGATTGAAGAAACGCTACGAGGACGGAGGCGTCCTGTTCCTGTTGTAGATGATTTTTTGATGGATGAAGCGACGGTCATAAACGGTATGAATCTTGATTTCTTGAATGAGAGGTTGAAGCGTCTTGAAAATGAAATGAACAAAGAGTCGCCTAATATGTTTAAATTGAAAAGGATGGAGAAGGCGTATGCAGAGGCCTTTAAGAATGCCAGTAAGCCTCTCCGTGAACTTCGGTCCTTTAGAAGAGAGTTGGCCGGTAGGGATGTATAGAAAACATCCAAGTCAAATCTAAACTAAAACTTGAATGAGGGATAACATGAGAAGAAAAAGTTGCTCTTTCTGCCAACATGAAAATGTTGATGCTCTAGAAAAGGAGTTGGAAGAGTGTCTTATTTCCTGCGATGAGTTGGATGAAAGAGAAGGATGGCGTAGCGGTACTGCGGCTCAACATCAACGAAACCACATGGGAAATTATGTGAGCAGTAGCAACCCCAAATGCAAACTTTGCACAGACCCGATGCGTAAACAATACGAAGCGGGGCTAAGGGATGGAAAACTGGAAACAAAAATTGTCGCTGACATTTTAGAGACTTCTAAGGAGCAGATTCAACGCCACATGAAACATCATCTTGCTCCTCTTGTCCAAGAATCCGCCGCTACAATTATTGCCAAGAAGGAAGTCAATGAGGTGGACATGTTGGCAAACAACCTTACAGTGCTGGATGATAAACTCACAGAGATTGCTTCACGGGATGATTTGGATGCTAAGGAGTTAGATGCTTTGGTTAAGTTGGCTAGAGAGATTCGTGAGTCGTTGAAATACATGATGGAATTCAAGGGCAAACTTGTGCATAAGCGACAGGATACGATTATTGTTGCACAGATGCAAATTGTTCAAGAGGTTTTGGCGCAGGGTCACCCTGAAGTTTGGCTGGATGTCAAGAAGAAAATGCAGGAGAGACTACAATGAGTTGGAAAGATATATTGAAGAATTATGATTTGCCTAGAATTCAAGATTTCAATTATCCTGAATCAACTGATATTCAGCGTGGTTTATTTTTGGCAAATTATTTTGCTGATAACGAGAGCGAACTTAATGAGCAGATAGAACAGGCTATGTTAAAGGAAAGAAGCGAAGAATCTCTTCGCAGAGCGATATTAAAAATAATTGACGATATTCCAAATAGCCAAAGTGCGGATTATATGATTTTAGTTGGTCAATTAAAACTTGACACTTTCAAAGGTTTTTCCGAACATCAAAATGACATACCTAGTAGTATTGTAAAGGTTCTTGAAAACATGGAAAAAGAGTTTGATGAAATAGATAGAGATGTAAATTCGTGAGGAGAGATTACAATGAGTTGGCAAAATATCCTCAAAGCAAAACTGACTACCGAACAGGAATCAGAAATTGATGCTTATGTTGCTTCTCAAGATTCAGTGTCCGTGCGAAAGGTTATGCAACACTTGCTAAAAAAACTTGGATTCGTCAAAGGCTCAGTAAATCGTTTGCATACTGAGCGATACCTAGAAGAAAAGTATCCGGATAAGTTGGAGCATCGGCGGTCTTATTAGGTGAGAAATAATGTTTACGAAAGGCATGACCCCCATACGGGTGTTTTACACTCTTGTTAGATATGGTGAGGATGGAGCCAAGGACTACATAGACGCCTTTCAAAACAGAAACAAGGGATTCCAAACTTTTCAAAAAATCATTTCTCCTTTCAAAAATCAAACAAGAGCCGACATCAAAGGTTTGTTGAGAAGAGACTACATGCAACAGATTTCTGACGACACGCTTTTTGCATCCTTAAACAAGCCAGTTAAGACGATTATTAGAGAGTTATCTGTTCTTCTTGCTTTTGTCGCACAAGGTATTGATAAGCCAGTAGAGGACATGAACATATCTGAGTTGATTTCGGCGTTTGTAGAAGAAAATGATTCTACCAAGAAAGAGCGTATGGCGGGTCTTTTGTTTAAGAAAATCAAAGGCGAAATAAAATATGAAAGAAGCAAAAAAAGGGATGGCTCCGTTGTTTCTAGAGATGAATTGAAAGACGCTTTCAATAGTGTTTATCCTGCATTAGAAGGCATTGGTGAACTAGATGAAAAAGAATCATTTGAAAGAAGGTTGAATGCTACAGGACAACTCCACTCTGCACTTCTTGTATTGGCTTACGAATCTGAAGGCTCCGTATCCCGAAAAATCGCTTTCTTCCCTATAGATGAACTGGATGTCGGAGGACAATATCGTAAACTCGGCATTGATACGCCAACAGATAGAAAATTTGTTTCAGTTATCTACCCTGACCTTTGGGAACATCTTCGTTTATCTAAACCAAGAAAAAGCGAATCATTCAAGGATACGGTTTCGGCAGAAGGCGCAACTTCTAGGTCCACCTATGAGGTCGTACAAAGTCCAGAAACGAGCATAAAATACATCCAGTTTTTGGCTAACGAAAAGGCTCAGAAAAGAAGAGGGGCCATGCCGAATCAAATCGTAAAAATGCTCGTGCCCAAAATCTCCGGTAGAGACATGACAAAAAAGAACACGGTCGTTTTCAAAAAGGGCAAAAAGGGCTACACCATGAATTCGTACATCCGCCAATTATTTGAAAGCGGTATTGACTACATCAGAAGAATACTTCGTGGTGTTATTCCCTTGTCGGATGAAGAAGTAAGGGAGTATTTCCCCGGTGAATTAGATTCGGGGTTGTACGACAGATTGTTTGAGTTTCCTGATGCGGTGTCTTATAATAAAGCAATTGAAGTTGCAGAAGATGAAGAGATTTCAGTTGAAGAGAACGAGGAGGCTAACCGTCTTTTAGTTAAAGACAAACAAAAGGTTTCTGATTTCACGAGCGAATTAATAGGCGATAGCGTAGATTTTATTCAAGCAGAAGTTGAGAGGGATGTCAAATCCATGCCTATTTCTACTTCACTCAGACCGACCAACGAACACTTTCTACGAAAGAAAGGAGACGAAGGCGCTAAATTAGCGATTGAATCATTCTATATGCTCGGTGTTTCCTACATGGATTTAGAATCGCTTTTGACCGAAGACGACGAAGGCAACCAAGAAACCAATGAAGAGTTTGGAGAAAAAATAATTGAAGTTGCTGAGAGATTCAAGAGAGAATTTGACCAAGCCGTTTTAGAAAAACTACAAGAAATTACTGTAGATAAAAGGGAACTCTATGAGAAAGAATTCCCCCAAATTTTTAAAGAGTTAGGCTTTTACGAATTAATCACAGAACGCCAAGGAGAGTAAAGAAATGAAGATAAGCGAAGAAGACTTTGCCCAACTTGGATTAACCGACGAGTTTCTTCTTTCCGCTATTACAAAAGAAGCGTATCAAGCCTACAAAGAAAGCCCTAGTCTTCGCAGATTAAAGAAGTCTATTCGTGAGGCTATTTTACCAAAATTAGAAGAGAAAGCAGAGCAAATGAATTTTAGAGAATCCCTTACGGGCAGAGACATTAGAGGTCACATCAACTCCAAACTTACGGACATTGTTTTAGCCCAACTTCTTGAAGACTACGAAAGAACGCTTGGGGAAATAGGAACTGGAAAAGTCACGGGCGTCTACGAAAAGAAAGTTGCTGAAAAGTTATTCCGTGGTATCGTTTACGAGGGGAAGAAAATCACTCCTGATGTTTTGCAAACAAAGAAAATCGTTCCTGTAAACATCAGTCTGACCGATGCGAATATGAACGCAGTCAAGTTTAGGAGAAGAAAGGATAGGATGATGCAAGGAGACGATGGGGAAGTTATTGATTACTTCAACAAGCAATTCTCTGAACAAATGAAAGCGATTGAGGAAGGAATCAAACTGTTCGTTCAAGAATCTGCCTCTACCATGAGAGAGGTGGACAGTTTCCTAGAAATTCGTGATGATATTCTATCCTTCATGGGGGCAACCTCAAAGAAAGTCCTAGCAAATAAAAACAAAATCTACACCTATTGGAGAGACATTTCAAAGAAGCATGAGGACATGGTGAAGGCCGTGGACGAGTTGCTTACTCCTGAACAAAACATTGATGAAAACGATAAAAAAACATTCAATGAAGGAATGAAAAATTTGCGTTCTACATTTGAGCCACTGAGAACAATGAATTATATTGTCTCCTTTGAGCCAATGTCGGTAAGGGAAAGCCATGAAGAATTGTTGGCTTTGGATTTGTTAGAAGCATTCCAAATGAGAATAGGTAGAAGCATTGACGACAATGAAGAATTTCTTGTAGGAATGGAAGGAGGGACAGAGGTTGACCCTGAGAACATTACAGAAGAAGAAAGAGAAATACAGGATTCTGTAGAGGACTTTTACGAACAAACTTCAGAAAAACTTGACCCAATTAGCAGGTACTACATCTCAAAAATGCTGAACGGAATTTTCGTTGACAGCATGAGGAAAGAATCCACAATAAACGAGGTCAAAGACTTAGCAACGACTTTCGGTATGGATGAAATAGATTTGAAAAATTTGGATAAGTTTTTGGCGGATATTCCGGACATTACGCCAACCGAAGGCGTAGTCATGCTTCCAGCAGAGTTCGGAGACGGATTTCTAACCAAGAGAAGCAAAGAGGGAGTAGAGGTCAAAAGGATAGGAGAAATAAACACCGCCTATTCTCGCTTCATAGAAGAGTTAGCAAAGGTCATTGAAACGGGTTCGTTTAGAATCGGTAGAAAAACGAGAGTCGCTTTTGAAACGACGCCGATTAGGGGTGGAAAACCAACACAAGCAGAAACGGCGGTTGAATCTACTACCTATTCTACTTCTTTCTCAACAAGAGGAATGTCTTGGAAAGAGTTGGAAAAAGGGCAGGCGGAGAAAGTGAACGCCGTCATTAATGCGCTGAATGATTACCTGTTCGTTCCCATTTCAAACAAGGTTATGACGCTTGGACACTCGTTCAGAGAGTTGCGTAAAACAAAAGAATTCAAAATCATTTCAGTTTATGCTGATACGAGAACACCTCAAGCGACTTCTCCATCAACAAAAGCCGTCTCTGTTCTGTATCAAAGGCTTGAACGAAGAGGCCCTGCCGCTTTCCCTAAAAAGCACTACACCAATTTGAACAACTTCATGGATTCGCTTAGGACTCAATTTGATTTCCAAAAAATACGAAAGAGTGCAAACGCCGCCTACACAAGCCTTTCTCAAATTTACAAAAAGGCTGGACAAGACTTCCTTAATGATATGAAGAAAGGTTTCGGTAAACTCATCGGAGCCATTCACATGAAGACTGTGGAAAAAGGAATTATTGCTCCAATTCTAGAACAGTACGGAGTGACTCCAAAAGACCTAGATGAAGACTTTGATGTTAGCGACATCACAGCATTTACCGAACTCATAGATTTCTTTTTGGAAAACCAAGGTGCTTTGGGTAAGGCGTTTGAAAGAGACATCAAGAAATTAGAAATGAATTTCAATAGGCTGTCCAAGTCAAAAGGCATTCGCAACAGGATTTTGGAAGCGCACGATGCATTCAGAATTTTGAAAGGCATGCCAATCTATTACGGTAGAGGGGATATTTCTGACATTGAAGATGTGTCCAGTGTTGCGGATTCAATCCGTAAGAACATGGGGATTAACATCGTTGCTACAGAGATTGTAAAAATGGTTGAAGAGGTGGATTCTTTCGCAAACATCGCCATGAACATAGGGGTCACTGAGGAAACCGTTTACTTTGTGAAGGCTAATTTCCGGTGATACGATGGAAATAACTCAATTCAACCTAGAGCATCAAATGGATTTGACGCTCTCGCAAAAATCATTTGCGTATTTTTTTGAGCATGTTCTAGGTTTCCAAATGACAAGCCACCAACTAGAGTGGCTATCACTTATGGATGAAAGCAATCGTAATGTAATCATCTGTAGTCGTGGACACGGCAAATCTGTTTTCATGCATTCTTGGGTTGCATGGAATCTTATTTTTCAGCCAGCCCCTTACCAAATCGTTTACATGTCGTCTAACCAAAAGCAGACGAACATGCACATGAAGTCCATTGATAAACTCTTCAACAACCCCATTCTCTCTACATTCAAACCTAAAGGAGCAAAAGGTTGGGCCGTTGAGGAAATGAATTTGACCAATGGTAATTCAATCGTAGCCCGGTCTGTAAACTCACAGGTTCGTGGTCTTCACCCGCAAGAGATTATCATTGACGACCCTCTGAAAGAATTCAGTCTTGTGGGTATTCAGAAAGTCACTGATTGGTTTTTCGGAGACATGATTCCTGCCTTGCACCATACGGCTTCTCTACGAATTATTGGAACGCCTTTCTCCTACACTGACATTTATTCCCAACTTGAGGAAAACCCTCAATACCTTGTGCGAAAGTATCCTTGCTTAAATGCACTCAACGAACCGCTTTGGCCAAGTAGATGGGATTACGATTCACTCATGAACAGAAAAGCAGAAATCGGTTCTCTCAAGTTCACAAGAGAATACATGTGCGTTCCTATTGCAACCGGAACATCTTTGTTCAATCCAGAATATTTAGAGAATGCAAAAAATAAGAATCTCGTTTTGTCTTCAAGAAGAAGGGAGGGGTGTAAGTATTATGCTGGCATTGACCCAGCCATTTCTACTGATGGAGACTACAATGTTATTACAGTGGTTGAAGTTGATGAACACGACAATAAATCAATTGTTTACATTGACCGTGCAAAGAATGTAGAGTTTAGAGACAACTTGCAAAAGGTTAGACTCATTGGTAAAATCTTCAATCCTGAAGTTGTTTTGTTTGAAACGAACACTTTTGCAAAATCATTTACACAGGAGTTGAGAAATATTTCCGACATTAATGTGCATGATTTCAACACGACGAGAAAGAAGAAACAAGACATCATTTTGAATCTGCAAATGAATTTTGAAAATTCCAAAATACACCTGCCTTATGGGAACGAAGAAAGCAGACGAGTCACTACTGCTCTTATTGAAGAGTTATCCATGTTCTCGATTACAGAAAAGGGTAGATTTGAGGGTGTAGGGGCACATGACGATATGGTTATGAGTCTTGCTCTAGCCAATGCCGCCACCCAAAGAGCAAGTGAAAATTTCTTATTGCTAGACGATATGGGGTTATTTAACGAGAGGCCGTTTTCTCCATTCAGAGGCATACGAGGTTTGAATTTTTGAGGTGTTAAAAATGGCAACTGCTCAAGAATTACGAGAGGCTAGTGATGCCTTAGAAGACCAAGCCGAGGCAAGAGAGGAGTCTGAAAATGACATTGAGGCTCTTTTTGAAAGTCTCAAAAGACAGTTTGTGATAAAATCAGAATATGAAATCGTCAAAGATTTGTCAAAGACTTACAAAATGAATGCGACCGAAGCAAGAAAGGCAATCGTTGATTTTCCACCTTCATACCAAATCTACAACCACTCAATACCTGATGTTGTCAAAACTCTTCGCAAAGAAAGAAGGTCACTCAAAGGAGAATATCGGGACAAAATGACGAAGAATATTGAGTCAATTATTGATGGATATTCCGAATACATAGACAAGTGCATAGATTCAATTTATTGGTTATCCCCTTACAAAACGACTTTGAGAAAAATGAATTTCAAAGAGTCAGATTTGAAAAAATTATATTCTCTGAAAGAGGCAGATGAGAGAAGGTCAATTGTGGATTGCTTGTGTAAATACTGGGAAGCAGAGTTGGACAGGAATGAATTGAATTACAGTCCTGTTTATGCAAAAATGGAAAAGTCCATGAAAGAATCTAAATCTGAATTTAAAAGACTAGTCAAACAGATTCCGGATGTCGTTCTTCGTAAAACCGCTACACAAAAGACTGAGGATTTTATTCTAAAGCAAGTCTGCAAACATCAAGGAATCAGTGCAAGAGAATTACATGACAGAATGCCTTCTTCTCTACACGACAAAAACTCTTGGAACAGTATCTCCAAAATAGCAAAGAGGCTTGACATTGTTTCCTTAGAAGGAAAATACTACAAGGTCAATTCCGAAATCAAGAAGAATATTTGGGCCTACACTGCCGCATTCATTGACTCGGATGGATACATTACGATGGACAGAAAGCATAACCCTAGAGTTGGGCTAGTTGCTACTGGCGAACGAGGTAAAGCCTTCATGCAGGAAATCCACAAAGCCATAGGTTTTGGAAAACTACATCTTGACCAAAAATCCCCGCAGGATACAAGGCCTGTTAATCGTCTTAATTTTTATTCTCAAGATGATGTGTTTAGCCTTCTTACCAAGTGCCTGCCGCACTTCCGAATGAAACAAGGAAATGCTAAACTTTTGTTAGAGTTGGTTAGAATTAAGAAAGGCTACAAAAAAGCCGATTGGTATAAGCAAAGATGTGAAGAGATTTTCAAGTTGATGAAGTGGGAAAACCATCGTGACCATGTGGGATATGATTTTGCCAAAGAGGGTATTTATCGAGATGATATTCAGAAATACAAGGATAACTGTAAAATGTCAGTCATGGATAGTCTAGAACAGATTGGAGGTGTGCAGAGTGTGGTTTGAGATTCTTAAGAAGAAAAAGAAGAAGAAAAAGAAGTATAAGGCCCCTCCCGGCGTATACACTAAGCCTAAACTAAGAGAGAGAATACATGCTACTTTACTCAATCAAAACACCCACGGAACTCCCTCCGGTCAATGGTCTGCTCGTAAGTCGCAGGAATTGAATAGAAGGTATCAAAAGGCAGGTGGTGGCTTTGTCAACAAAAAGTGATTGGTGGAACACTATCAAAGGCTTAACGGATAAGCAAAAAGACATGGTAGAATGGAGCAAAGAGAATTG